ATCCCAAGCTTGCTTAAATCCATTTCCTGTCCCGGGACTATATATCTTTGAAGTTCTGCTATCTTTGAAAGATTGTTCCTGCTTTCATTAACGGTATGAGCGGGAATATTCAGGCTTACGTTATAACTCATTTTGCCGTTATATGGTTTAAAAATTTTATGATTTTTGTCTTTACCTTCTGTAAAAGTACCATCTTTATCTAAATTTATTTTTATTGAATCTATAAAAGCTTTTAAGGCCACCATTCTTTCGGAAATATCATGGCCTATATATAAAACATCTCCTCGGGCTTCTGAGCCGTCTGATCCATACCCACGAAAATTTTCACTTGCAGGGTAGGTGAGACTGGAAGGCCAATAGGCTCTATATTTTCTAGGATATTTTGGTGGCGTTCTTCTTGACATAATTAACCGACATCCTTCTGAATAGTCGCGTAAGCTCTCTTTAATTCTCGACTGTCAAGGTATACTTTTACATTTACCTCTGGCATTTTTAATTCCGGAACGTTAACATCAACAGTGATCTTTCCTCCAGAAATATTGGCAGCGATGTCCTCGTCGCCCATCACTAATGATGTAGCGCCTCCCTCTGATCTAATTGCAATAAACCCATCCAGTTCCGTACCGGCCATCTCGACCAAAATTGATTTAACCGCGCCCAAACCACTAACGAGGGCAGTGGTATCCAAATTTGTCAAGGATTCAAATGGTTGGATAAAGCGATTGAATGCCTTAGCGAGGGGCCGGAACGCGGTCATTAAAGTCTTGAAAGCCCGGGCAACACCGAAGATAGCAGTGGGGATGGCAGCAAACCAGCCTGCCATGCCCATGACGATTTCGCCCACACTCAAAGATGATTTCGCATTCCAGGCATCTCTGAACCAGTAGATCGCCGAGACCAAAGCCATCACCCCCGCGACGACCCACCCTACTGGTGTAGCCACCAAAGCCGCCCCGGCGCTCCACCAGGCGAATAACACAAATCCAGCCTTGACTGCGATCCCGATGGCGACGAAGGCCTTCAAGAGCGAGGAGTAGAAGGGCTCCAGCTTTTCAAAACCAGCGGCGACATAGGCAACTCCTGCGCCGATCACCTCCATCACAAAGATCCAGAGCTTGATGACCGGCTTGAAAAGCATGAGAGCTTTTAAGAAAGCTGCCTTGAATTGAGTCCAAAGAGGTACCAATTCCGCGGTTATTGCTGCTAAATCTTCTTGGGTCTTATTCGCCTCTTCCATATCCCCCATATATTTAAGATATTCCTCTTGATCCATATTTAAAAGTTTTTGAGCTTCGCCGACATCTTTTACTCCCATTGCTTGCGCAATGTACATTTTAGTAAATTTATCTAAATTATCAAAATTACCAACCTGCAATCCGATTTGTTGCCTCAGCATTGTAATTCTATCAGCGTCATTTGCAGACATCATTTCAATGGTTGATAGCTGAGTTCCGAGAACAGCATTAAGTTTCGCAACAGAGTCAGCAGCAGTATCAAATTGATTATATTGCTGAGATATGCCAATAAGAGAAGATACTTCCATCCCAGACGCTTTAGCCTGGGCTGCGAGACCTTTAAACACTTGAACATTCCGGGATCCGTATATGGCAAGATATCCAGAAGCTGATTCCCAGTCAGCCATCATTTTAGAAGATGTCGTTCCCATTTGTCGACCCATCATTGCAATCTCAACTGTCATATCGGCAGCGACTTCAGCGGAGACCCCCATTGTTCTTGTAAAGAAATCCATTGATTTTGCAGAAGTAGCAGTATCAATTCCAATTTTTTTCAACCTCACTACTGTTGTTGCTAATGTTACATTGACTCCGTGCGCGGCAGGATCAAATTTAGAAAAATTTGTTGCTAAGGCGCCCATGGCTTCTCCAGCATCTTCTATCGATCCTCCCATTAATAGAGTATTGTCATAAATGTCTAGCAATTCCCCCCCAAATTGATATCCCATCCCGGTAGCAGACCCCAAGGCTCTTGACGCCCCAGACACAGCCGCCGTTAGCTCGGCGGCCCAGGCGATCAGTCCGGCCGCCGCGGCAATATGCTTCAGTTTGCCGAGTTTCTGCCCCAGAGCCTTGATCTCAATCGCGTTCTTTTTCCACATGTCGGAACCTTTCTTAGCGATGTCGACGAAGGAAGTGCCATCTTCCCCGAGTTTCTCCAGATAATTGGCTATTTGTGAATATTGCTCTATTTTCTTCTCGGATTGGCCAAGGAACCTTAAGCCCATTTTGAGACCTTTTTCCGCCAGCGAGACTATCCCCTCGCTGGAGGTGAGTTCATCTTCTTTTGCCTCCTTGGCTTCTTCGTATAACTCTACTAGCTTTTCCATCTCTGCGCGTTGTTCTTTGATTTGATCAAGACCAATAGTATGTGACTCACCGATGATCTCCATTTGTTCAAACTTTTCTCGGAGAGCATTGAGCATATCGCTCTCAACGTCAGCTTCCTCGATGGACATTTGTAATCTAACCTTCTGCAGTTCCAATTGTTCTTTGAGCTTGTTCATCTTGGCGGCGTCGAGGGTCGCACCGGCTCGCTCCAATTCACGAAGTTCTTGTACCTGTTTTAATTGTTGAGCATAGGTTTCAGTAATTTTTTTCTGTACTTCTAAGCTCTTTATATCTTTTTCCATTTTTTCCGCGGCTGCTTTTGCTGCGTCAACTGCGTCTATTGGCGGTGACGGTGTTGCCATATCATAGTCCTCTTACTTTGTAAATAGTTTGAATAAAAAAATGCCCGAGTTTTCTCGGGCATCATCTTCTTGCTTTTTTCGCTGCATCGGCTTCTTTCTTATATTCTTGCAAGGTTCGATCAAGAAACCACTTTCTTAATCCAACCGGGAGGTTATATAATTCGAATAAAGACCAGCCGCCATAGTGCTTAAGAATGAAAAACGCCTCATATACGCTTTCCATGTATTCCTCGTTCAGGCCAAAAAAAGTCAGCGCCGAACGGCACCGTCATAACCTCCTCGTGTTCACAATGTTTACACACAAAATTATCTTGGATATTAATATCTGGAGAAATCAGGGTGAAACAATCTCTTAAGTATCTAGAGTCTGTGGCGACCATATTCTCGCAAACATAATTAACAGTTTTTTTATCCTTGTATCCATTGAAAGATAATACAAAACGTTTCATCTGCTTTGTTACAAGATTATCCATTGAATTTTTGCCCTTACTTTCTTTGATCATTTGCATTTCATCATGACCAATTAAAGGACGAAATTCTGCTTGTATTGCAGATATAGGAAGTTCTACCAAAAACGTACCCTGATCTGTTCTTTGAATTTCTGTGTCTTCGATGTCATCTCCATGATGAACTTTACTATTTGAAAGATCAAATTTAAATTTTGAAGTTTCTCCACAATTTGGGCAAGATACCTTTGTTTTGTATTCATCTCCATAAGCCGAAGCCCGAGCATAAATAAGGATCGCGTTTCTATCTCCAATATACAAAGAGTTTGAATCAATTGATTTATTTTTGATTAAATTTTGAATAAGACGATCAATTGCAACTCCTTTCTTCAATAAAGACCGCGACGTAAGAGTGTCTTCGTCCCTAGCCGTCATGTAATTAATTTCAATTGAGTCTTGTCCGTATAATGGATGACCTTGTGGATATTTTCCTTTTGATGGAAGATCTACAAATTGTGATGGAGCAACAAAGTCCATCGGATTCGCCATTTGAGGGGCGTCTTCTGTTGGATTTGGTTTATGACCGCCAACCATTCGGTCTTGATTATTTCTTCTCATTTACACCTCTAAAAAGATTATTCTTGTTCTATTTGTCTGCTTATAACGGGCGAGATACCAGTAGCAGTGTATTTAGGCTCTATAAATGGTGGACTTGAAAATTTGGCATAATCATATTCAATATCCATAGTATATTCCACCAAATCATCGCTTTCATAAGCGAGATCGCCCCAATTTATCGATTTAATAATTGGATTAACTATTTCCCATTGTTCTGTAATTAAAAGTTTACCTTCCTCATTGGGAACAGTATTAATTTGTTGTATAAAAACTGAACCTTGAAAAGATAAATCCATCATTGATGCTTTTGTTGGAGTTGTTAGCCCTGAATTATCAGGAGTTTTATAATTTGAAGCCCCAAGCATATTTGATAACAGAGCAGCAGTATTCATAGATTGAACGCCACCCTGGCCGTCGGGTAGATCCTCCCCACTTCCATCAGCCATCAAATACTCTCCAGCGCCATCAATAAAAGTTAATGTTATTGGGTTCCATTTAACAAGTCCCGGATATTTATAATAATGATTTATCATCCTGAATTCCTTAACATCAATGGCAACAGAAGGCTTTGTTACAGTTTTGATTGTAGGTATCAAATAACTCCCAATAACTAATACAAATCTAGATTTAGTCTTTGGATGAAGTGCAAATTTATCTGTTGAAGTCCACCAAGCCATTTATTATCCTTAAACCGGGGCTGGAGTGGCGGGATCTACGCCGTAGAATTTCCTATCATCTTTGGGTTCAGTACCACCTTCGATTTTCGCAAGGTTGGCTACGTCAGGAACCCCGACACCGAAGGACAGCTCGGCCCAGTCATAACGCAGCTCAAGATCAATCTGAACCAGATCGTCACCAGAATAATCTAAATCACCAAATTTAACTGATTTTATAAAAGCATTTTTAAGTGACCAGTTTTCAATTGATTTACCTTCAGCATCAACCTGTATAATTGATACGGCGCCCAGAGATGTTGTGGCTTTACCTTTTGACATTGTTTCTAATGTA